AGACAACGACATATAAAACTCCAGCAAGGAGTATCACCAACAACCAGATGATACTCCAAGTTACATCATTCACATCATGCAATGGACGAAGAAATAGATTCACTAACAATCACTAATCATAGAGTTGACCTGTGATCCAGCAGCAGAACCAACATTCTGTCCTAAGAGATTAACCCATCCTGCAGCCAACCATCCAACATAAGGGATGTTCATAACTGCAGGTGCTAAGAGTCCTGTACTAATTGCGGTCCCTGCCATCGCACCTTGTGACCGTGCTCCAGCGTCCGCCACTAAACACTCTGTGTCTTTTGCAGACTTTCCCTCGCCTGGTAAAGAGGCACCTCCCATATTTCTCACACCTTCCATTGTATATTCATCACTACGATATTCTGTCCTCCTCTCTGTTCCTCCACCAAAAAGACCTCTCTTATTCTTATCAAGATCCAAAGATCTATGAGATTCTAATACCTTAGGATCATTTGCTTTATATTCAATTGTATATCCGTCCTTACCTGCTTCAATCTTATAAGAAGAATACGGAGTGCCACGAGGGATATTAATAGTCGGAACCTGAATTGTCGGTTCACGTCTAACCAAATGTCCCAACACACCGATGTGTGCGATTGCTACGATACTGCCAACGCTAAGGGCAGTCCACTTGAGGTAAGGTTTCATATCACATTTTGTATGGAGGTTGATCTGAATCGGTTACGATTTTGATTGGTCCTTGCTCAACTCTAATTGTTTGAGCAGGTGCAGTTTCCTTTGCAGCAGCAATAAGTTTTTCTAAATCTGCTTTAGTGATTGCACCAGCACCACCAGCAGCGGCAGCACCATTAGCACCATTCATCTTCATCGTGCCATCATTAGATTTCTTTGCCGTCTGGACGCCAAAAGTCGCTAAAACGCCAGTAAACACACTGGCTATGAACGTGGGATCGATCTTTTGCTGTGGCAATCCAGGGATCGTCACATAATTAAGGGTAAGAATGCCACCAGACCAAACTAAGATACCTAATCTAACCAAAGTACTGAGAACTGCTAACTGCTCATCAGCATCCTCAATCTTATCCTTTAACTTTCCAATCGGTCCTTTTGCTTTTTCTTCTTGCTTCTTAACTTCTTCTGGCATGAGTTCCCAGCAAAGGCAACTCTATTTAGAGAGGAAACCTTTTTCAACCAACCATTCACGAGTCATGGGTGTGGGTTCATAGTCGGTCCACATAGTTCCTGCAGCACAAGACTCAAGAGCATCCTGTGTCATACCTTCAGTATGTCCTGCCCAGTATGCTTCTTTCTCCCAAGGAATAGCATGTGGTTGCGATGCATAAGCACTCTTTGCAATCGCCTGATACATCCTTGGAACATCCTCTTGATTATGAATAATGGCAATGAAGTTGTTCTCAATTGTTCCTGCCATACAATCCTGAGCAGCGTGCCATCCTTCATGACGCATCACTGACATCATAGTACCAGGGCGATGCATGTGAGCAACATTCAGAAAAAAATTATTGCCTACAGTATGATAGACTCCGCGATGTCCCACTGGGAAATATCGCATATCTGCTAGAAAAACCTTAGCTCCGACCGCATTAAGTGATCGGACGAGAGAGTTAAACTCATCAGCAACAATACTGTAATCAATATCAGCCAATTCCTTATGCTTATTAAGGTCAGTAACTGTTTTGAGTTCTTGAACATGGTCGGTGCATTCTTGGAGCAACATACACCCCTGAGCATGAGGAGTGAAGAACTCATCTTCTGTGATTGGATCTGCAAGTACTGGAGCAGCAATGAATGCTGCTGCCAGTGCCATCATAAGTTTTTTCATGTCAAAAAGGAGCAACAGGAGTAGAGGGAATAGCACCACCAGTAGCAGCAGGTAGTTCAGGCAGAGCTGCATCCATCATTCCAGGAAGTGCTTCTGCGATTGCCGATGTTGCTGCTTTGGTGATGTTTTCAGTTACTCGTTCAGCAATAGCATCTTTACGCCAATAGACGTAACCAGAAGTTGCCAAGATGCTTGCAGTCCCTAGAAATGATAGAACTGCTAATACATTAATTACCTTTTGCATAATAAGCCTCGTAATACTTTACAATCCCTGCAGTGTGCATGTTGCCTTGAGACACCCAGTCTTGAGCACACTCATAGATTGATTGACTGGAGTATTTAGGACGCACTCCTTCCATCTGACCACCAAACTTAGAGAGCAAAACTTTGAGTGCTTGCTCTCTAACTTTCATTTTTTGATCACTATATCGCCAATCATCGATGGACATTTTCTGATCCACCTTGAAAGTTTTCAGATCCACCAATGGGATCAAGTTGAGTCGTTGTGGCACCACTCTTGGTTGCCATTTCATACATTACTTGATGAATGTCCTCAGATTCCACGGAGAAATTATTTTCAAATTCCTGTCGTTTGATTTCAGTTTCCTGAACCATGTATTCTTTTTGCTTTTCAGTATAATTTGGTGCAGAACCAAACCATTCATCATCCTTTAGATATGCAGGAGCAGGAATACCAGTAAATACGGGTTCTTCAAACTCCTTACAATCTACTTTCTCGTCATCAACAGAACATTCAAGTGTATCTTCTGAAGGTGTTTTCATGAGTTTGTTGTAAACTTCTACGATTTTTTTAATCATGAAAAAAGGGCATCTCCGTGCCCTCGAATTATATCTTATTTAGTTTTACTTGTCAAGTATTTGGGGCATAAACGGGGGTCATCAAACCACCGTCTGGACCGTTGTCATCATCATCAACATTTCCATCACTCAATAGGGCTGCAAAGATAAACCCTCCTATCATGGAAGTTGCAATGAGTAACACGTCGTTCACCACAAACCTGGGATGACTTGACCCGTTGCGAGATAGGATCCAACTGCGGCAACGAATCCCACCATTGCTGCACGTCCATTCAGTTTTTCTGCTTTTTCGTTAAACATTTTCTAGTGTAAGGTAAAATTTACTATTGTCGGAAGGTGTGTTCTCGTAGATAGAAGAATCACCGTAAGTCTTGTGATCTTTGTATCCAACCATACGCCCTTTCGTGTTTTGAAGGGCGGACATGAATACAACAAAGAAGAATACTCCTGGGGCACCAATCAAAAGGGCACCACCAATCACATAATAAGTAAGAATTTCAAGAAGGGAGTTTTCCATCAATAAGTTTCAGCAAGTTGTTGTACAGAATATCCTAGCAGAACTAGGAATGCAATCGAAGTTACCGTAAATACAGTCTCCGTCATCAAAAGATACCAAAGAAGAACTTACCGGTAGCAGCATAGGAGATAAATCCAGAGATGATACCCATCATAGCCCATCGACCATTATAGGTCTCTGCGTATTGCTGAGGGGACTCAAGACCCTTACGATTATACTCTTCAACAACCATTTGTGGTTCACGAGCAAAAAGATTATTCTGCCCGTACTCATTAGTCGTTACAGTCATTTACTTAATGTTGTAAATCTTTACATATTATATAGTAAAAAAGGAACCCTGTCAAGGGTTCCTTTGTAGTGATTTATACTTAGTAGTCATCTCCTTCTATGATATCCTGACATTTCTCAAGATTTTTCTGACAAAATTGTCTCACATAACCATGAACATCTTCATCCATACGATGATGATAGTTGTTATGCATCACACCGACAAGAATAAAAAATCCCACGATCATGATATTGAAGTGGGTAACAGGAGAAAGTAAAATCCTTTTAAACATTAAAAAGGGGTGCCGTCGCACCCCATCATAACACCTAGATGTTTATATGTCTACTCTACAACTCAGAAGTTGTACTTGACACCCAGTTTACCACCTACACCAAAGTCATCATCGTCTTCAGCAGTCAGGAAGGAAACCTCACCATAGACTCCGATAGCATCAGAAACAGGGAGTCCAATACCTGCCTTACCAGAGAATTCAGTCTCAGTTTCAACACCGTCAACAGCCACGATCGCAGGGCCAGCCTGGACGTAGTATGAAGCACCAGTATCACCCAGAGCACCCTCATATCCTACGTGGACATCTGTGGTGGTTGCGGTGTAATCGTCTCCAGTCCAAGAAGCATTTGCTTCTACGTTGACGTAGGGACCGGCTAGGGCAGCAGCAGGAGCAAAAGCAACAGCGGCAGCTGCTGCAGCGATAGTCGTTTTGAACATTTGTTTTTACCTCGTTTGTTTACTTGCGGAATGGTTACCCGCAGATGGAAGGAGAATCGACAACTCTCCGTATACCTTTGTCTAAATTATGACAAAAGGTTAAGTATTTATACTAACAGAATCTAAAGAATCTGTCAACTTGATGGGTTTTCCGTCTCTTGTGCTGCTTTTGCAGCAGAGTTTTCAACGACCCGACCAAGATAAGCATCATAATCCATCCACTCTTTAAT